TACCAGAGACTTTTGTAGGACCAGGAAGTCCAGCACCTCTAATATCACGCTCAAGTTGCCGTGAACGTGCTTTGTTTTCTGCCTTTGATTTGTCACCACGCTGGGCAGACATAATTGCCATACCACCTTTCTCCGACTTACTCATCACACGAGTCAGTGAAGTTTCGCTTACTAATTCTTCACCAAGTTCTCCAAGTGCTTTTGCCTTGCGAACTTTATTTGGTCTTAATCTACCACCTGGATAGTTTCTTTCATCATTACCCTCAAAGTCAGGATCTACATTCGCACGATGTCTTGCTGCTCTCTCAGGAGAATATCTATCAGTATGAATATCCTTTCTGCGATTAGGAGCAATCTTATCTGCTGCTCTCTTTTCCTTTTGTTTCTGACGACTTCTTTGCTGTTTGAAGTCCTTCATCGTCATTCCTTCAACGACGAGCATAAACTCTTGAAAGGTTTTCATATCTGTAGATACTTTTTAGTTATTTAGGCAACAAGGGAAATGAACTCACCAAGAATCTTTTTGTTCATTTTCTTAGACTTCAGACTCTTAGCAAAAGCAGATTTAATCTGTGCCTTGGTTGCGTCTTCATTCACATTAAACTCAGATTCTTGAGATAGAGAAGATGCTGACAAGGTGAAATACTTTTTATATCCAGAGTTTGGTAGAGCAACAGCTTTTTCTTTTTTCCATTGTTTTGAGAGTGTGTCCTCTAGAGATTTATTTGTATATCCAATATAACGACGAAGATGATGATAAAAATCACGAGACTCACAAACACGAATACCTATCAAGTTTTCTTGAGGGAATCGATCAGCAAGATTACGTAGAAGAGTCACAGTCACTGCGATATTTTCGTTATCATTTGAGTTAATAATACTATATGTGGTTCCAGTCTTACGATCTCGAAGGTAAGCCCCATAAGGAATATGCCCCACACCAATAAAAGATTCTGTTTCCCAAGAACGTTTTACTTCACGATGACGAACAATGTTATTTGACTCCCCATCAGTAAGAATAACAACATTTACTTTTTCTGCATCAGTGCGTTTTTTAAAGTTAGGAATAATCTCAAACAAAGAAATAATTGCTTCATTAAGAGGAGTTCCACAAAGTTCAAGAACATGCGGAATGGGACTATAAACATGTTGAGAATAATGTACACCCACTCTCCAAATACTCTTCATTTGACGATCAAGTTCTTTACCATTTACATCACTAGTAAGAATATTCATCATACTAAAATTAGGGTGAACTGAAAGAAGATTTTCACGTTTTTTGTAGTGATCAGTTGGAAATAAAGGTGTTCCATCTTCAGTATCATGTTGAGTAGACCACCACTCTGTGGTAAAGGCATAAACTTCGAAAGGAATCTGAACTTTTTTACAAAACCATATGAGTTGAAACATCTGCTTGATTGTATCAAGAAGAACGTTGCCCATGGATCCAGACCAATCACAGACAAAAATTAATCCGTGATTTTTACCATCAGGAATAACATTGACCTTTTTAAAGAGATCATCACTAAACTTATAGGTATGAAGTTTATTAGTATCAAGAACACCAGTGCGAGCCACTGAAGAACGAGAGTACTGAGATGCAGACTTTTTACATTCAAACTCTTTTACCAGGTAGTTAACTTCTTTTTGAGCAGAATTTTTAAACAACAAAAATGAGTTATCTGGTTCAGAAAATAATGAAGGGATACCACTAATCTCAATCATGTCTGCATAATACTTGTCACAGCACTTATGAAGATCTTTATTAGATACGATAATAGTATTAAGATTCACAGAGGGAACTTCAAGGTAAACAGATTCTTCTACACGATTGCTGCTCAGTTCCTGAAGATTTTCAGATAGAGATTTATCGGTTTGAACATCAATGTCAGAACTCTCCAAAGGAATAGATGGAATTGATTCACTTACACCGTCAGATGAAGATCCTTCAGTTTCTTGCTTTTCGCCTCTATCATCCTCTTCTTCAAGAACGTCACTATCCATGGAGGTGTTTCCACTGCCACTCACTTGATTTGTAGTTTCCAGATTATCCAGATTAGGGGTTTTAATTTTTTCGTTCTCTTTTTTGCAATAATCATACAAAATCTTTGCAACATCCAAAACCTCATCAAAAGTTTCAGTTGTAGCAATCAAGTTAACAATGGTTTGTTCATTTTCTTTAAATGAAATCGGATAAAAGTTACCAATCTTAAAATGAAGATTTACGCGATCAGCAAGATTAAAACGAGAAACATCCTCACCCTGTAATGAGAAGAAATCATTTTCATTTAGTTCTCGATATCCACTAAAGAAAGTTTTAGGGAGACCAGGATATTTACGTTTCATCAATTTTTCAACACGAACATCCTCCACCACGTTCACAAACTGCGGTGGAATCTTATGCTCCTTCAACCAATCACGATCAGGAGTAAACAGTGCATGACCAACTTCATGAGCAACTAGGAGGTCATATACAGTTTCACTCGCTTTATTCCACGTTGGAAGCGTTAGAACACGAGTATGAACATTAAAAGTAGCAGTTTGAACCCTCCTGTGCTCTACCACCAAATCTTCAGTAGCAAGAAGTTTAGCAAGTTGAGATTTGATTTCGTGAGTAAAAGAGGGCATGTGTTCAGTTCGTATAGGTATACAATACAAAAGAACCTCCCTTTTTGGGGGAGGTCATGTGCCGCTTTTTAAAGTGGCTTAATCTTGCCTTTGCTTGTCGGAGTGCTTGCGGTTTGAGTTTTCGCTTCTGCTCCTTCTTGGAGTGGTGTTGCCAGTTCGGAGTGTTCATTGCTTTGAATAAACTGATTGATTATTCTATCATACCATATGGTGTTTTCGTCTAGATCCATAAATGGTGGCATGTGCCACTATTTATACTGTACTAAGGACATCAATCGTTGGAAACCATCCGATACTCTTCATGATAGAAATATCTGCAACATTATCCTCTCTCTCACCAGGAGTATCTCCCAAAACTGGAAGATGCCCTTGACCAAATGCTTTTGCTAAATCTTTGACTGCAACAGATTTTCCTGTTCCGATTGTGACAGGGCCAGTTACGTTGCTGCTTGCAAGATAACGAATCGCACGACAAACATCTTTAACATGAATCCAATCTCTTTTATGATTAGTGACATATTTTGCCTTTCCATTTTTCAACAAATCATACATCATATTTCCACGTCCACCAGGACCATAAACTGTAGTAAATCTCATGCCAACGGAATTTGGTGGAGCCATGACTTCATTGATCCATTTCGTCATTGCATATGGATTTGTCCAATAGTCTTCTTCTACAGTGCTTGAAGAGGCGTACAAGAGGCGTGTATTTGTTTCCCTACACCAATCAAACAATGGTTTTGTCGAAACAACGTTGTTTTCATAATATTTTTCAGGATTTTCTTGACTGTCACGAATATCCGCGTATGCAGCTAGATGTATTACCAGATTATAATCTCCTCCAGAAAAATCTTTAACATTATCTGGACGATCCAATCCTGTTACCCATCCACTATGAGTTTCTTTCCAGTCATCAAATACATGTTTACCAATAAATCCTTTGTGTCCAGTGATTAATACTTTTTGCATTTCAAATCATCCTACTAAATCCTTTGACTTTTTCAAATCGAATAACGTTATCAAACTTATCCTGCAATCCATCCTTATGAGAGATCACAAAGATATTAGCATTCTTTAGGACAAAACGAATAATCTTTAGAAAATCATCCGTGCCGAATCCATCAAGAGAACTGTCAAATACTTCATCCATAATCAGGAGATTAGTGTTAACTGAGTTTTTATGTTTTGCAACTTCTCTCCAAGTAAAGAGAAGTGCGAGGTCGATACGCATCTTTTCTCCTTCACTGAATGATGCGTATGTAAAATCCTCATGAATAGGGGATTGAACGGTTTCATTAAACTCTTCATCTAAAGTAAAGTTAATATAGAAATCCATCATTTGCAAATAACGATTTACTTGCTGATTGATTAATGGCAAATACTTTTTAATGATTTGAGTTTTAACTCCACCGTCTTTGAGAAGATTATAAGAGAACTCGTAATATCGAGTAAGATCTCTTTTAGAGTCTAAATCTTTTTCGGTGTTCTTTAGTTTTTGTTTAAAGGTTTCTAACTTTTCATGCTCAGAATTTCTATTTGCAAGGTTCTCGGTAAGAACTTGAATTTCGTGTTCGAGATCTCTGATTTGTCTGTGACACCCAGAAATCTTAATGTTGTTTTGAGAAATGTCATTCGTTAGTTTTGAAATCTCCTTGGAAAGAGTGATGAAGTGACGCTCTCGGGTCTCCTCCTCTTTAATTGCCTCCTCCAGTTCTATGTAACCAGATTGCAACTCCTTTGCTTTATTTTGAGCGTCATCAATTCTATTTATTCTAAAGTTTTCATCAATAGACTGTGTGCAAGTGGGGCATACCGTATTCTCACTGAAAAACTTGTGCTCTTTAGTAATAGAAGACACCTTTTCAGAAATCTTTCCTTTAAGATTTCCTAACTTACGAAGTTTTTCTGTGGCTCCAATAACATACTCTTGTTCTTTAGTATATTTAAATATGTTCTCCTCTAGAACAGCATTCTCTTTCATATGAATGTCAACTTCTGCATCTAACTTAGCAATCTTACCTTTATTGACATTAATATTGGCATTACCACGATTTTCCAACTCTTCAATAAAGTTGTTTTGCATTTCAACTTTATCCTTAATAGACTCTTTTGTTAGATGTAAAGTATGAACATCATCCTTTACTAATCTGAGTTTGTCCTTAATAATTGTGTTCATTGAAGAAAAGATCTTAATATCCAAGAGATCTTCAATCACTTCTCGTCGATTCGCAGCAGTAAGTTGCATAAAAGGAACAAAGGTGCTGCTGCCCAAAATCACAATTTGAGTAAAAGACTTATAGTTCATTTTTAAAACAGTTTGTTCAAACCACCTCTGCTGATCAATAGAGGAAGAACTTTGATCTAGTAATCGACCATTTTGATAAATCTCAAAAACACTTGGTTTAATACCCGTCTTTACTTTCCACTCTATACTCCCTATAGAAAAATCAACCTCCGCAACACAATCTTTATCATTGACCGTGTTTAAAAGTTGTGGTTTATTGATTTTACGAAATGGTTTTCCAAACAAAGTAAAAGTAAGTGCATCTAAAACTGTAGATTTACCGGCACCATTACTCCCAATAATTAGTGTCGTAGAATTCTCTGTAAGATTAAACTCCGTAAAGTGATTTCCAGTTGAAAGGAAGTTTTTATATCGGATAGTCTTAAATAAGATCATTATCTTTTTCTTCGGGGGGGATTACAAGGTCATTCTTAGTTATTATTGTATACGAATAATCATGTATTTCGCAAGTCTTTAATAACATATCATCTTCAACTTCAACAACACACATTTCAGGATATCCATTTTCTTCCAACATCATAGCAAAACGAACGGCATCATCCTCTTCCTCCCAAATATAAAGGATTTTTTCTCCCATTTCATCCGTGACAGAGTATGCTCCATCTTCTTCTTTACCTTCGAGAGTTAGAATATGCATTTTACACCATCTCGCAAGCTTCCTGGTAGATTTCTTGTATTATACCTTGGATAAATGATTTATCAAGGTCAACCTCTGCATCACAAATGTATCTATTCAAGATAGACATGGTGTCCTCAGATTCAATCTCATCATCATTAGATGTTTGATAGTATCCCTCAAAATCTGTATTTTGAACTATTTTTAGTTCAGCAATATTTGCAGTATACAGTTTCTCAACAAATTTATCTAACTTTTTCGAGTTACTGCTTTTCCTAATAATAAGTTTTACAATTTTGTTTTCATACTTTGTTGCATCAAAAGTTTGATGCGGGGTATCCTCATAAAGAATCTTATAAAACATTTTAAAAGGATTATTAACTGCTTTGAGTTCTAAAGTTTCTGTATCAAAAATATGAAACCCACGAGTGTCATCAACATCAGTCCAATACATTTCATACGGGTTGCCAAGATATCTAACA